TAGACCATGTCAGGTAGATCAAGACACTCTTCTTTTGTGAAACGGATCGCAGGTTGCAGCGCACGGAACACAGTATCTTTGGCTGTGTCTTTCGGCTTCCATTTGAAATGCGTGTATTTGTACATCACCATGTCACGCCATGATCCGAAGAACCTCGGCACTGCCAGAGGGTTGACTAGCTTTGCCAAACCATACGCATCGACTGGACTTTGTGCAGCGGGTGTACCTGTCATCATCCAGAGCCAATCGTTTTCACCGATTAACTTGTTCAGTGTTTTCCACCGTTTGGTCTGCGCGTTCTTGTAGTGTGTCGCCTCGTCTACAATGAATAGATCGAAGCCACCCTTGGCTATCTCGTCTTTGACGATCTCAACACCATCGTAGTTTATAATTACAAACTCAGCACCACTGTTGATGATCTTCTTGCGCTTCTCTTTACTACCATGAGCCACGTCCACGGTTCGATGCATAGCAAAGGAAAACAAGTCGTTGCGCCATGCGCTATCCATGATGGACAGCGGGCAGACTACCAACACACGGTTTACTTTACCCTGCGTCATTAGATAGTCAGCAGCCCAGATAGCCGATGCAGTTTTACCTGTACCCTGCTCGTTGAAGCAGAACGACTTCTTGTTCATGGTCAAGAAAGACGCTGTATCTTTTTGGTGTGAGAATGGCTTGTACTGTCCCGGCCAGTTGTACCGTTTAGTAATAGGTGACGGTACGTTTATATTTAAACTCCTGAGAGTATGGGCTTCGTCAAGCCCCCAGTTTACGACGACTTCATTCATCGACAACTCCTTACTTTTTGGTATGACAGCCGTGATCTGCTTAGGGTTTCGTACCTTCAGCAACAACGCCTTGTCGTTGATAACCTGCATGTTGTTCTCCGTGGTAGTGAATCACTACTTCTTTTTCTTCGGGCTGCTCATAGCCCCACCCGCTGCGCGGTTCTTCTTGCGGCTTTGTACTTTGTAACCGTCTTTGTTTGTCCCGCCTTTACTTAGCGGTTTCTTGTGGGCAATATCTTTGCCTTCTCGTTTATCGGCTTTGCCGTTTTTGTTTTTGTCTACGCCCTTCTTGTCCATTGCACGACGAGCGCGTTGGCGTTCCATGCGATCTGCATGTTCGCCGCGTTTCTTTTGTTGCTCATACTCTTTCTTGTATGGGCGTTTCTTCTTTGTATATGGCATCAGTTTCTCCCATTGTGAGGGCATTCAGTTACTGGACAATGACGCTTGCACAAACCAGATGGGCGGGGATTCCACACATCTGTCTCAAACGCCTTCTCCATTTTACCATAAATTCCAAGCCATTTCTCCCAAAGACTTGCAGTCTGATCCACTTCGTATTCGGCTTTGACCAAGCTACCTGCCACAACAAACAGCAGCCCTGCCTTTACCGTTTTGATTTCGGGGTAGTGCGCAAAGACGGTCAGTGCCATAAGTTCTAACTGACCCTTGTCAGCATACTTCGATGACTTCCCTGTCTTGTAGTCGATGACCCATGCAACTTGTGCCAACACGTCTACGATTATTAGGTCAGCTATACCTCTGAACCACACCTTCTTACTAAAGAAGTCACATGGTTCTAGATCAGCGGTAAGTCCCAACTTCTTTTCACATATCTTTACACCACGCTTGTTGTTCAGGGCATCTAGCGTAGCCTTGATAAACTCGAACTTCGGTGGGATCGGCACTTCTGATCCGATATAATCTTCGCAAGCCTTGTGGAACTCGGTGCCATATCGCATGGCTTCTGTCTCCTCGACAGGATATTCCTTCAAGATTTTCTCGTGATAGAATTGCTTCGGACACGTTTCAAACGCTTTGGCTTTGCTAAACGACCAAGGGGCGATACTCACTCGCAGTCTCCATATGATTTTGCCGTGCCGCTTTCGCAGTCTACTGGCAGACCTGTTGCCCAATCGGGTGTCCACCTCATACACTGTTCAACAAACGCTTGAGCTTCTTCGACTTCGTTGTCTTTCACACAGCAAACTATTGAGTCGTGTACCGTTAACACCACTTTGTATTTCTTACTAATTCTTAGCATCTGTTCGCCTATGATGCAACGGGCTATCGCTTGACACACGTTTTCTATTACCTTGCCGCCATATATTCTGGTGCGACCTCTGCGTGTTTTGTAGCTGTACTCCAACCCTTGTTCGTTCTGCTCCGCGTGTAACCCTTCGTAAAGAATACGCAGTCCATTCGGCAGTATCAGTCCTTGGTTCTGCGTATCTACTTCGATGATATCTTTGCGACCAAACGGTGCGGCTCTGTTGTTGGAAAGCTGCTGCACCATAAAGTTTGCATCGCGCCAAACCTTACTGATCTTCCAGTTCGCGTCACGATAAATCTGTATGATACGCCGCGCTTCGTGCGGTGCCACTTCGAAACCAAACGTCTTTAACTGTATACCAAACTTCTCAGCACCCATGCCATACCCTGCGCCAAGGATCGTGGTCTTACCAACAAAGCGTTGGTCTTTTGTTACGTCCTCTTCGTCACAGTTGTATATACGTGCAGCCATCTTGACGTACACATCCTCGCCGTTGGCAAACGCAGCGGTCAAATCATCCTGCTCTGCGAACCATGCGAGTACTCGCGCTTCGATCTGTGAACTGTCAGCCTCAACAATCGTATGGCCTTCGGGTGCAATGATCGCACGTTTTAACTTCTTACCGTTCGGCCCTCGGCTCGGCAGGTTCTGCAAGTTAATCTTGTCAGCCCCACCCCATCGACCAGTGTGGGCAGCGTAGTATCTAACTGGGACCGGAAGAGTACCGCGTTTAGCAATATCTATGAACCTCTCTGTACGTGTTTCCTCAAGGGTACTTTTGTTACCCAAACGTGCAGAGATCAACGACTGAACTCTGTCGTCGTCATGTTCTTGTAGTGCTTTGAAATCTTCATCGGACTTCGCAAATGCGTAAGTCTCTTTGCCTGTGGTCATGCTTACCTTCATCGGCGGCTCAACACCCAAGGCTCTCAGCATGTCGGCGAACTTCTGATTAGACATCAGGTCTTTCTTGTCGGTGACATTGGCATCACGTAACAACTTGTCCTTGCGCTCCTTGGTATCTTCAAGGTGCTGCTCTAGTAGTCCAAGGTCTAACTCCAGTGTCGGCTCAATAAACATCCGCAGTGTTAAGTCGATTAACTTTAACTCGCTCCGTGGGAACTTAGACCCCATTATCTTGAACAACTTGTAGGTTAAATCTACATCGTTCTTGGCGTACTCGCCGTACCGTGCGGTCTCCTCGTCGGTGAAATCGGCTCGGCGTTTGCCCTTGGCGTTGTGTACCTCGTTACCCTTGACACCTACGCCGTATCTCTCAGCCACAGCTTTGAGTGATGCACTTGTCTCCACACCGTGCAGGGCGCGTGACATACACATCGTGTCGAACCACACCTTCGGATTGATGCCGTAGTGCCAGTTAAGTATGGCACCGTCGAACATCGTGTTGTGGCAGAGTATAGCACAGTCAGAGAAGTCTATGTGTGTGAGTAGACGTTTGATTAACTCTGCATCGCTTACATACTTCGTAGCCTTGTCGTTTTTCTTGATCGCAAGCCCGATAACCTCGAACCGTTTGTCGCGAACATACTCCTCAGTTGTCATCTTGGACAACGAATAATCTTGAGCGTAGTAGGTTTCAAAGTCTAGCGTATATACGTCCATCACTTACTCACGATCTCGCCGCCGCAAGCCATGTACCCACAGGCATCTATCCAGTTGTCTATATGCTTCTCGTTCTGTCTGATCCGCGCAAGTTTCAGCAAGGTCATCATCACCGCAACGTCTTGTGGCCCAATCGAATGTATACCAAGATGCGTATTCCAATACGCTGCTATAGTGAGGAAGTTATCTTCCATGTCGCCGTGATCTGCTGCACGATCTTTTGTGACGTATTCTTTAGCTGTGTCTAGGATATCAGCACGGATTTGTTGAGGGGCGGTAATTTCTTCACGCCAGTTTTCTGACCCTATACGATCTACCAGACGCTTTACAAAGTCTATGTCCACACCACAGGCTTCTGCTACCTCGGCGTAATCGGCTTTGCGGTTAGCAAGTAAAAACTGCCAAACCTTTTCCTCTTTCTTACTCATATCTTTACTCCATTGCGCTGTAGTTTTAGGCGATATTCTTTTAGTTCTTTTCTCGCCCTGAATAAATCTTGCTGCACGTTCGGGTGGTAGTCAGTACGGTTTGCTTCACGCTCGTACTTGTCCACCTCATTTCTTAGAAAGCGTAAGTATGCTCTCTGCTGCGGATTTAGCTGCTCGTCTCCCATTGTTCTCCCTCTGGTCTAAGTTTAGGTTTAATTGATTTGGATATGACACCTGTATCTAGG